CCAAGTTTTCCGTTTTGCTCAAGCGTTGCAAGTTGCTCAAGTGTTTCTCCTTGATAAGTGAATGGCTCGTTTACTTGAACCATAACGCGTTTGCCTTCTTGGAATTTTTCAACATGATTAACATCTTCAAGCGTGAAAATTTCTTGCGATTGGTAAGTCTTACCAGTCTTAGCAGGGTCTACCAATTCAAGGCCACGTTTGAAAACAGTAGGATCTAACGGATTATCAACGTCCGTTACTCGAGCCAATACTGCCCAATCTGCTACTGCTTTGACCTCTGCAATTCTCGCATCTTTCTCAGCAAGTTTTTCTTCGTAGCTTTCAGCTTGCGTACGTAAATCTTCTTGAAGTTTCTTCACTCCCTCCGCTGGGTTGAATTCAGTAGTCACTTGTCCGATAACCGCCTTGATTAGTTCCTCGTCTGACTCGTTTACATGGTCACCAATTAAAACACGGTCAAAAGCCGTATATGGTGCCTCTTGACGAATTGCAACGAATGTGCGGTTGTTTTCTTGTAAATATTTGTTGATAACTTTAAAAGCCATATATTATTGTTCCTCTTCTTTCTCTGTTTGTATTTGTTTGATTTGCTCTAGCGCCTCTTCATATAACGCTTTGTAATTAGCACATTCAATCGTCTTATTCGCTAATTGAATTGCTAGGTCATTAATAATTTTGTCTTGTGTGTTCATTTTGCCCTCCGTTATTTCCATTTTGAGTAATAACCTCGACTGTAATTTCCAGCCACTGCTCCAAGATTTCTGAAATTGTCGTAAATATCATTTAAAATATACGATAATCGAACGCCTTGAATAACAATTTCGTCAATGCCTGAAAGCGTATGAGTGTTCGTGTCAATAATCACTTCTTTCAAACCTGGTTGCGCACTTATGTTAAATGTGATTTTTTGCCCATACATATTCACAGCGCTTTGAACGTTACTTCCTGAGCGTCCATTCCAGATTTGAAGCCCTGCCGATGTATGGTCCATAGTTACGAACCTATTTCTGTTACTTAATAATGCTGTATATGAGCCCTCAACGCCGTTGATATTTCCAGAACCAAAAACCAAATATTGTAATGGTCTATTAGGAAATTGATTTTTGATGCCAACGCCGTGACCGTTCATATCAATCCAGCCTGTTTGTAAATCAAACTGAGTATCTCCATTTAAAGATGTAATGCGACCGCCTTTGATATTATTCCCCGTGAAATCAACATTCTGTAGCTTTGAAATCGTTGCTTGTTTCGCAAACAACTCATCGACAAACGCTTGTTGTGAAACTAACCTCTGAATGAAAGCAGTATCAATTTTAATCTTATCAGCCGTAACCGAGCCAGCGTCCAATGCGTTTGCGGTAACTGACCCTGCAGCAATCTTGCTAGAGGTTATCGCACCGTCAACAATCATGTCGGACTTAACTTTGATTTTAGGGGCGATGATGTCAACACCTCTAGGGCTTGTGGAAATGGTAGAGGCTAACTGTTCGCCCGTTAATGTAGTAGAGCCAATTGTCACACCTTCCGACGTAACTTGAACTCTCGCACTGTTAGAAGCGTCTCGCACTTCCTGCCTAATTTCGTTAGCCGTCTGAGCAATCGCACTCTTAACATTCGTATCGAAGAATTGAGTCAATGCACCTTGGTTGCTCTTTTGAATTTTACTCCAAAGGGTACTGTTTTGGTCTCTTAACTCAAGTTCAATCGAACGCAAATCCTTGAAGAGACCTGACAAAGTCCGTTGAGTAACAGTAGGTTCAACAAAGCTAGTCGGAAAATCCCCTTGCTCCAGCTGAATATCCGTTAAAACCGTGTCTCCAGCGCACCCCATGTGATGCAGTTTCAACAGTTCATCGCGTGTTTGTGGTTGAAATACCTTGTAATATCGCCCGTTATGCTCTAGAGCAGGCGCACGGACGTTTTGAATAGTGATGTCCATTTTTAACCTCCGTAAACTTTAATAGGAATTGAACCGTAAAAACTTCTGTATCGGTTAAATCCTGTTTTGCGTTCAAATTCTTCTAGGGACTCGGTGAAAGTTACATAAGTTTTCCCCTGTTTGTTTTCGATTTTAGAAGCCGAAATTTCTTTCCCGTTTATCTCAACAGTTCTTATATTTTTTTGTGAAAAATCATTATTCAGCGTTATTTGTTTATTATGACTATCATAATTTATTGATACGTCACCACTAAATAACAGTCTTATTTTCACCCAAACAAGCCTTGCGCCGATGTAACGATAAGTAACTTCCTTGTTATCAACATAAATTCCTTCTCTAGCCATACTACCTCCTACTCGTATACGTCATAGATAGTGTTGCTATCCTTGTTAGGAATTGCGTCATATTGGGCTTTTGAACCAGCCCAATACTTCAATGGTTGTCCGCCATTCTGATTGATAATATTTTGCCCAGGCGCACCGTCTGCTCCTCTAGGTCCTGTTGGTCCTGTTGGTCCTTGAGCACCTCTTGCACCGTCTGCACCTTTAGGGCCAGTTAAACCGATAGGTCCTTGTTCTCCACGAGGTCCAACGTCTCCTTTTTGTCCTGGCGTTCCGTTTTCCCCTCTAGGTCCTGCTGGTCCCATTGGACCTGGAGCGCCTTTTAACGATTCTCTCTGTTGACTTGTAAGCTCCTCGAATCGCATAACACCGTCCGCACCTTTTGGTCCTTGTTCCCCACGTTCGCCACGGTCTCCTTTTGGTCCTGTTAGGTATTGCAAGGCTGAGAATCTGTCATGACCGTTACCGACCTTAATCTTTCCTGTGTCGCTCTCAACACCTAACTCACCATCAAGTAAAATAAGGGAGCTATTTGCCCAATCACTCGCTGACATACGTTTGTGTTGTACCCTAATTGGTATTGTCTCCGTCATGTTCTACCTCCATCAAATATTAATGTTGGAGTTTCGCTCCAACTTCCGTCATATATTGAATTCTGTCCATCTGCAACCGTCTTATAGACAGGCGCAAACTCAAATCGAGTTGTACGACTATCAACCGTCACAAACTGAACTGCGTTCTGATACCAGTCCCCTGAAAATGTCAGGCGATAGCCGTCGTTATAAACCGATAAGACTTGTTCCTCTTTCTGAGTTAAGTCTTTGTCAATCTCTGGCAAGTGTGGATTAGCAGGCTCAAAATGAACATGTCCACCATAGAACGGATTCTTCTTGATTATCACAGTAACGTCTGTCTTTCCGTAAACCGTACATGTTGCTGACCAACTAATAACGTACTGCTTACCTAGCTCAAAGCCTTCACCGTTATGTCCAACTTCGACATAATCAGTACCTAAAGCAATCTTCTTAGCCGTGCTACCACTGAGGCGATTCTTATTATACTTAGCAGTTCCGTCACCACCAATCAGACCAGCGTTGATTCTTGCGGTCTCACTGACTTGTTCTAGCTTCTTACTGAGTTCCGCTATCGAGTCCGAACCGCTCATGAGTTCCTCACGAATACGCTTCAAGAACTCAGGGCGCTCTTTCTCCACTTCTTCATGGATTTTAGTGCTGAAATCTTGAGCTTTGTTTTGGTATTCTTTTACAACGTTATCAATCTCGAGTTGTATAATACGAACCTTTTCGTCTATTTCTTTATTCCGTCTTTCGACTTCATTCGCAATAGCTTCATGAAATAGCGATGCACTAAAACCGCTTATTGCATCTTTGATAGATTGTTGACGTGTTGCACGGTCTTTAGCTTGTAAGGTTTGATAATCGCCTAATTCAGCAACTGAACGGTTATTATCCAATTTATCGATGACTAATTTATGGATTCTAGCTTCAAAAGCAATTCCAATCTGGTCTCTTACGATTCCGACGCTGTCACCAATCCAAATATCTTGCTCAATCGCATTGGATAAATCTAATAGATTGGCTTTAAACGTAACGATTGGAACAGATAAGCGTTGTAACTCTTTATAAGTCGCTTTTAGCAACTCAACAGGGTCTTCAATATCCTCATTGGTATATACACCAAAACGATGCTTAATAACGCCATCTTGATGTAAGCCGTAGATATTTCTAGCAGTTTCATTTGTTACATAATTCTGTCCCGCTGGTTTATCAACGGGGTCGCCATTTGCAACCGACCAAACAACATCTTTAAACTGGATTCTTCGACCGTAACCGCCCGTAGCTTCACCGTTTTCATCCGTGCTTTGTTCACCTTTACCACGACCTATAAGAGCCGTTACAACGTCATCAGACGATTCTTCGTAGGTAACATTCAGAATGTTAGTGCCATACTCGAACTGATGACCTGTAACACGTCCGAAGCGTTGGTTCAGGTCAATGTATCGTCCGATTATCTTATTTTCTACAAAGGTATATCTAACTTTGAACTCGCAAGCGTACGATTCAATGATCTTGACTAGCGCTTGACGAACTGAAATGTAGTAGAAACTCAATTTCCCTGTCCGAGTCAAGCCGTCTACATTCCCTAATTGGTAGCCTGTTCCTTCTAAAATTCCACTCAATACTTGTTCAGCGGTTCCCTTAGGACGCTTATTTTCGATGATGAATGAATGTAAGTCACTTTCTGCCCTGTCTATTCCTTGGATAGTCAATCCGATGTCGTAAGATTTTTCCGCAATCCTGAACAAACAAAAAGCCCCGTCTCTCGATTGAAAACCGAAAAACTGGGCTTCTTTGATAATTCCAGGCTTGTAATCTACAGGAATTTCAAAACTTGCTCTATCAAACTGATTCAATTCAATCGTATGTGTAAAATCCGCAAGGCTCGCTTCATCGATTACATCAATCAATTCTTCCGTCTGATTGAATAAATAAATCATGCGAACACCTCTTTGTACTGGATATCATTCAATGTCGCACCCTCAACTTGAAATGTGTTTACGCCTTTTTGAAGTTTAAAATATCGACTGTTAACCACATCAAAGTTCATCAACTCGTTTCTGCCGTTTAACGTGATTTCTCTAGTTTCACAATTAATTACCAGACTTGAATCTTGAACGTAAGTATCTTTTAATCTGATATATTTTTGAGTTTCAAGGTGTAATATGCGAATTTCAGAACCTTCATGAGTTGTAAGGTACAAAATAGGCTCTGTTGGAAAGTCTCCGTTATAAGTTACCTTGTTACTTCCTGTACTTTTAGGCTCAGTATATTTAAACGGGTCATAACAAATAAAATGCAACTTGATAACTGTATCATTCGCATCTTCTAGTTCTGGCTTCTTAACTTTTGAAAAGATAGCTTTGTAATATCTCTCTCCATCGTCGCCAAATTCTAATTTCTTAGCTTGACGGGAAAACAACAAGCGGTTTAAACGCTCATACTGTTTTCGCATGCCCAAATCAGTATATCCAGTAAGTCTGACCTGTACCTCAATTTCACGCTCTTTGTAAGTCGCACCATAGAGATATTGACCGTCTCGCCCTTTTATTTTTGTTGTTTCATGGTTAAAATCGAGGACGTCTCGACCTGTGGTATTCGCCACAAAAAACGTTCCGTCCTCGTTGTTCATTTCTTGATTGAGGCTTACACCGCCAAATTGAACTTCTAAACCAGAGTTAAATGTTGGTGTGCCTTTTGTCGTGTCGTTAAAAATATACATTTAAACCACCATTAAAGGCTTGAAGCCTTCAATCTTATCCTTTCTTCTTTACTTTGAATGTTTGAAATGTCCGCAACAAAAGCTCTGAAATCATTAGAACCAAGCGCAAGGTTAATAACTGCTGGCTCTTTTGTCTGGTTGACTTCATAAGTTGCTGATAATGTACCAGATACGTTATTTGAGAAATCGCCCTGTAAAGCATTTGACATAGCTGAAACTCTAGAACCAGCATCGTCAAACATTGAACGAATACCGCCAGCCATTCCAGACACGTTGCTTTTTACAACTTCAAATCCGCTCATTAAAGCTCTATTGAAACCGCCCATGATAGCAAACCCAGCAGGGATAAGCAATCTGCGGTCATAAGAGATAGGACCTTTATGTGTTGCAATCCAGTTAGCAACACCACCGATAAAATCAGTAACCGCACTCCAAGCAGCTTTCAAACCACCGAGGAAACCGTCCATAATCGCACGACCTGCACCGCTTAAATCAATATTCCATAATCTGCCAAAGAAACCACTTATTGCCTCAATAGCACTTGAAACTCCGCCCTTAAGTGCATCTAATGCACCCAAGAAACCTTCTTTCATGGCGTTGGCAACATTTACCACCGTTTCTTTAATCGCATTGATTGTTGTTGTGAAAATGCTCTTAATACCTTCCCAGATTGCTGATACGGTATTCTTAATCGCACCTAAAACGGTACTAATGATGTCTTTAATCGCATTGATTACAGTTGAAATAACCGTCTTAATACCTTCCCAAACGGTCGAGGCTATTCCTTTGATTGCCTCCCAAGCACCGCTCCAATCTCCTTTGATTACAGCAGTAACCGTGTTGATAATTCCAGCAATCACATTCAAGATTGTTGAAATTACCGTTGAAATGACCGTCCATACAGTTTGAACAATCGTTGTAAACACCGTCCAAACCGCATTCCATACTTCTTGGACAATTTGCATTCCTGTTGTAATGATAGTTTGAATTGTTTGAATAGCCGTTGAGATATATGTTTGAATAGCAGTCCATACCGCTTCAACGATTGGTTGTAGCAAACTCCATGAAGTAGTAGCGATTGAAACAATACCGTTCCAAACGCCAGTCATGAACTCAACAAAGCCGTTCCACAATCCTTTGATTGTTTCAACGATAGGAGTAAGGAAATCAACAAAACCATTCCACGCAATAGTAGACGCCTCTGTAATTCCTTTCCATAGATTGCTAAAGAACTCTGCTATTCCGTTCCATACGTTTTTAACCGTTTCAACAACAGCAGTTACAACCTCGACAATACCATTCCAAACCGTTTTTGCGATTGAAACAATACCGTCCCATAATGTCGTAAAGAACTCCGTCAAGGCGTTCCATACATTCATTAAAGCCTCCACGATTGGTTGAGCGCCCTCTAGGAAACTATTCCAAACATTCGATGCAATTTGTTTAATGCCGTCCCAAAGTCCTTTGAAGAACTCCGTAATGCTATCCCACGCCTTTTTAATAGCGTCAATTACTGGCTTAGCTTTCTCTAGGAAACCATTCCAAGCATTTGAGGCAGTTTCTTTTACTCCGTTCCATAGATTAGAGAACCACTCTACCATACCGTCCCAAGCGCCTTGAATACCTTTCCAAGCATTTGAGGCAACATTGACGATACCGTCCCACAATCCGATGAAGAAGTTTCTGAACCCTTCGCATTTGTTCCATAAAATAACAAAAGCTGTACCAATTGCCACGACTGCAGCAATAACCAATCCAACTGGTCCGAGGAAAGCAACGATTGCAGAAACTGCAGAACCAATCCAACCGCCTACCTTACTAAAGATATTCAAGCCAATCATTGCACCCTTAGCAAGTTTTGAACTTCCAGACAAGAATGTTAATGCCGAGCTAGCAGCTTGAGAACCTTTAGCGATACCACTTAAAATCTTTGCAACTCTTGCAAAGCTTGCTAAACCGCCAAAAACAGCCTTGATTGCGCCTACTCCTTTGCTCAATCCAATTAAAGCATTTGCCAATAATTTTGTTGACCTTTGTGCCACTTTAAAGCCGATAAACGCTGTAGCAATCGCTCTTATCTGTTCTGGACTTAGACTTTGAACTATTTTAGCAAAAGCTTGTAATGCCTTTGAAACTGCACTCAAGGCTTTCCCAACCTTTTCGCCAAATGAAGCAGTATCTCCTCCAGCAAGTGAAGAAAATACTTTCTTAACTGCCTCCCAAACTTCGCTCAATGCCTGTTTAAAATCAGAAATCGCACTTGTATTTGTGAAACCTTTCCAAAATTCCTTAATTTTAGCAACGGCTGAACCCACGAATGATGTTATTTTTCCGATAACCGCTTCAAAGTCTATCTTGCTTAAAAAGCCTTCTAGATTTGTTGCTAGTTTATTGAAATCAACCTTATCAATCTGATTCATAATCGCTTCTAAAGCCTTGATACCTGCTTTAGACAATGTATCGAAAGCTGGCTTTAGTTTATTTGAAAGTGATTCTTTCAATCCGTCCATAGCCTGGTCAATCGTCTTGTATTGAGTAGCCATATCTTGCATGGATGCCCCAGCGCGTTTAAACGCTTCGGCAAAATCATCTGTTTTAACTTCGCCTGCTTGAATTTTGGTAATCAATTCGTTAAGCGACAATCCCATTTCTTTTGCAACGGCGCTCATCCCTGCTGGAGCTTGTTCCATCATGATACGAAAATCCTGCCATGTAAGTTTCGGCTTAGCTAGTGCCTGAACCATCTGTTGAGACAGGGATTTCATCGCTTGCTTAGGATTTTCGGCGGATGATGCAAGTCCGCCCATTGCCTGAACGAGCTCGTTGCTATCTTGACGACCGATTGAAGCCATCTGTGAGAATGTACTAGCCATGTCCGAAGCTGAGTAAATAGTTTTAGTAGCGTAATCTTGCATAGCCTCTTTAGCTTGATTGATTTGGTCTTTTCCCCAACCTAGCTTACTCAAGTTTCCATCAAACGTATCCCACGCCTTTTTTGAACTATTCAACTCTCCAACCATTTCGCCCATTGTACTTTTGATACTTCCAAAAGCGGATTTAATTGCTGAGCCAACAAGTTCAGCGCCAAGCATTGATTTGAACATCGAACTACTCTTATTTGAAATGTTATCAAATGCGGATGACGACTTTTGAAGTCCGTTGATTGCTTTTTGAAGTCCGTTCAAAGTAGAACTCATTCCCTTATCGACTGCGGTTAATACCGCCTCGACTGAATAAGTTTCTGCCATTATATACCTCCTTCCTTTACGTATTTGCTCTCAGTAAGAGCTCTTTCTCTTTGTCTGAGAGTTGATACTTTTGCTTAGTATCTTTCTTTTTGTAAAAATCACTGTATTTCTTGTATAAAGGAGTTTTTCCGTCCGATTTAGTAGCTTCTACCTGTCTAGTTAACCAAGCAGAACGATGTAAGAGTTCATCTTCATCTTGCTTTCTTAACAACACTCCAGTCATCAACAAGTCATACTCGTACATTGTCATACGACCTATCTCGTTCATGTCAGTAATGTTTAAAAATCGGACACAATTAATAATGATTTCCTCGAACGTTTCTAAAGATGATTTCTCAATTATTTCTTCTTGAGACCTTGGTTCATCTCCGACAGCAAAGACTTACCCGCATTCGACTCACTCAATTCTTGAAGTACATCATCAAACAATCGTTCTAGATCTTCGCACTCTTCAACGTAAGTTTCAACTTCCGATAATGAAGGGCGTGGGCTTTCTGTAACTGTTCCGTAGTAGATAATATCAGCTAATGATGCGATATTCTTAGCGTACAATTCTGGGATTTTGGCAGATAGAGCCATTCCGAATTTTAAACCTTGTTGTTCGATTGGATAAGCTTTATCAAGCGCACGAACGAATTTCACTCCGAATTTAATGTTGTAAGTTTTATCATTGATTTTTAATTGCATTGTTATTTCTCCTTTTTCTAAAAAATACAATAAAAAAGAGAGGCGTTAACCTCTCTTAATTTCTAACCACCGATACCAGGTGTACCTGTTACAGGACTAGCTGGACTAGCTGTTCCTTTAGTTGTATCAGCAAACTCGTACTGAACTACTTCAGCTTGACTAGTGTTTAAAGTTGCATAACCTTTAACACCAGTACCATTTACTGCGAACTCAAGTTCCAACTCGATTAAATCTTCTGCGTTTTTAGTTTTCTTGAACGATGTTAAGTAACCTTGGTAATATACTGCCTCGTATTTGTTACCTTGTTTTTTAGCATTCTTTTCAATTTCCCAAACTTCAACAAGTTCGCCTTTGTCCATAGCTGTTTCTAATTTAGCAACAAGTTCATCGTCTTCCGCCATGATTGTAGTAGCAGTGATTGAAACCTCAATACCACCTACAGATTGTAATACTCCGTCTTTCGTTTTGACTGAGTTAGCGTCACGGCTCTTTTCTGTTGAGTGTTCAGTTTGGAATGCTAGTTTAGCACCGTCCGCTTTGCTTGCTTCACTTAACAAGCGAAATAATAGGATACTATCAATCCCTTTTTTTGCAATTGGCATATTTTAACCTCTTTCCTTATAAAATTGTAAATACTAAGCGAACACGACCACGTTTTAGCGGTTCGATTGTCGTGTTATCATCGAAAATCGATATTGTAGATTGTGAAACATTCAAGGCTACATAATAGCCGTCCGCCTTAACAATCTTCATCGATTCTGCTAGGATACTCGAACACATATCCGATACTTGTTTACGTTTTTTACGGGTACTCCACACCGATAAGACCAGTTCGACTGTACCTTTCACGTCCGTTTTGTTTGGAACGAGTATTGACGTCGTATCTTCAAACTCCACGAACGGATAAGGAACATCGTCGTCTGGTTTGTAATCGTATGTTTTATAACCCAAAAAAAGACAACGTTTAAATACGCTGTCGAAAATTGCTTGCTCTCTTGATTTCATTTAACCAACCTCTCCAAATCGTCTTTAAATAGTTTTTTCTGTTCGTCAAAAGCTGGTTTGATAAACGGTTGTGCGCTCATTTTGCGAGTACCTAACTCAACATAAGCAGCGTAACTAGTGCCTGGTGCAACTTTATATTTAAATCTACCGACCTTGCTACTGTTGACAGAAATAGAACGCTTAGTCGCCCCTGTCGGTTTGACAAAATGCCTACTTTTTCCTCTACCTTCATAATGACCTCTAAACTTGGAAGCGTTAGTAACTGCTTTTTTCTGCATTTCAGCACCGTGTTTCTCAACGATGCGCTCAACCTCTTCCATCTTAGCGACTCTTTGAAGTTTAGTTTGAAGTTTTTCAAGGCCTTTTAATTCAAATTGTAAGCTACCCAACTGAATTATCCTTTTCTAAATAGAATACTCTTCCAGACTGTTTGTCCGCTCTGCTTTTATAGCGTTCTTTTCGATAAATGAGATAAGTAAATGATACTTTAGGTGCATTTTGGAAATAAACCACTTTTGAACCTCGTTTATACTCTCCGAAAACTGCGACTTGTTTATCAACGCCCAAGTCCATAACGTGGACTGGGACAATCAATCTTTCGCCTTCATTAGAAGTATATTCGCCCGTTTCTGGATTGTACTCTTCTTGTTGATTAGTGATAATTTCCACTCTTTCGTTATATCTCATAGCATCTTAAACCCCGCATTGAATGTTTTCGAGCAAACTCGCTTAATCACGCTGTCATATTCTTTGAAATCATCGGAATCAAACCTCATAGAGGTGCCTTCGAGGGATTGACTACTCATTCCCTCAGCACCAATTCTGTTAAACCGTTTAATAATGACCTCGGTAATAATATACTCGAGGCCTTCTGGGACATCATCCACGCCTGCGTATGCTAAAAAGTTAGCAGTCGTCAACTTTGCTATCGTTGTCAGTAACTTATCTTGAAGATTGTCTTCAATACCTAGCAATATTTTTGCTTGAGCGATATTTTCCATGTTATCCCTCCAATAATACTGCGATAAGTTCCTCTTTGCTTAGTGTTGAATAGCCTTTGATTTCACGTTCTCTTGCAATATCTCTTAACTCGTTAACTGTTAAGTCGTTGTAAGTGATAATCTCAGACTCAGCAGGCTTTTCTGGATAATGTCGTCGTAACAACATACCCATTAAGCATTACCTCCAAATTTAACGACTTTTGTCGGGTCGTATAAGTACACGCCGTAATGCTCATCGCCAGTAATAACTGTAGTTTTCTTTAAGATATCACGGTCTTTTTCGATTTCTACATCACGTTTAAGGTTGATAACGAATGCTCCGTATTTAGCAACATCGTCTGTATCTGTGTCAACAGCTGAAACCTTAACAAGGAATCCTTTGCCTTTATCTACTTTCTTAGATCGTACAATTTGAACGCCGTGTGTTTCACCAAAAGTTCCAGAAACAACAATATTTGCACCAATTTCTGAACCACGAACCCACTCTTTAACAGTGTCTTTTCGTAAGGCGATAGCATCTTCAGGATTGATAAGCGCAACATAGCGCGCGTCTTCTTCGTCCGTGAAAACTGCTAAGGCTTTATCAAGTGCATCACCAGTTGTAGGTGCTTCGGTAACAAATTGAGTAGCTTTCTTAGCTTCTGCAACTAAGTCATTATCTACTTTGTTAGCAATAGCTAAAGCGATTTGATGAGTCGCTTGACCGATAGGGTCACCAATACCTGAAAGAACAGCTTCGTCTGTTAATTCAATACCTTTTCCAGCTTTTTTGATTGTCATAGTAGTTTTAGCAGTAGTTAATTGGTCAGGTACGATTGCTTCGCCTTCCGCAATATCTTTAGCGTCTCCAGAGTATACCCACTTTGGAACTGTAACAGTGTTTCCTGGTTGTCCAACAAGCTTACGCTCAACGTAAGCAAGCGGTGTAAATTTAATCATTTTTGGTAATTTAGCTGAAATCATGTCAGCCATAACTTCAGGGTTTACTAATTGTTCAATTTTAGTTTGTGTCATTTATTCATTATCCTTTCAATTTATGATATAGTTCGGGGTTATTTTGCAGTAATTCGTTTCTACTTCGATATCCCATCTTGTTAAATTGTTCTTTGGTAATTTCTCCTGCGGATGTATCTTCCATCTTCTTAGGTGTCTTACCTTTTAATTTTTCGCCAACTTTTTTATCGGCAAGTTCATTCACCAAAGCTACAAAGCTCTCTACAGCCTCCTGCGTGCTCTCTGCGGTATCTTTGACAACAATACTTAGGATTTTATCGTCCACTACAATACCGCCCTCAGATAGCATTTTTGAGGCTTCTCGCTCAAGCCCGCTTCGATTGATTTTAGCTTCAAGTTCAGCAATGTATGCTCTTTGTTTTTCTTGCTCATACTCTGCTTTCTGAATCTCGTTCATCTTACGTAACTTTTCAGCTTCATCCATCTTAGCTTGATACTCTTTTTCAGCAGAGCGCTTGGCCTTAGCTTTCTCTTTCTGAATGATTTCATCAAGCTGTGACTGTGTGAATGTTTTTTCTGTAGTTTTTTCCTCTTCTTGACCGCTAGCTTGTTCAATTTCAGGTTCAACTACAGGTTCTTTAATTTCTTCTGCCATTTTAGGCCCTCCTTTTTAAGTCCAGAGTGGACTGATTATCCTTAGCTTTTAACGTCTTCAAAGTTTGGACAATAAAAAAACCGTACGGGATTCCATACGGTTAGATTATTTTTTGATTACTTCAATCATCGCTTTTACAACTGCTATGATAACTAGCATTAAAAACGAAAATACCAACCACCCTAAAGCAATTGATACTAAATCCCAAATAAACATCTTTTACTCCTTTTCTGAGCGCTAAATAGCACTTAAATCTATTCTTCTAGTTACTACTTCATCACTACTTGAGCGCTTTGAGTCAAAATGCGGAACCGTCGTACATCGACAGTTAGGATGAAATGGCGGTGCGTTCAATGCTGGAACTAACTCGGATACTTTAAAAATCTTTCCGTCGAACGGTTGACAAATCGGACACGCTTTTAATTCGGTCATAACTTCAAACCATTCAGCACCATTAGCCTCATAGCTAGCCTTCTGTGCCTCTGAGTATACCCTTGCTGATTCTGTCACTGCTAACCGTCTAGCGTAGCCATAGGAAACATCAAACTCTTTTTTTAGGCTGTTAATCAGAACGTTTGTGCCTTTACCTCTCAAAACGGTATCAGCAACACCTTTTTTAACAATGTTTCTTAATTCGTTCTGTCTTTCCCAAACTCTAGACGACCACGTTGCATTGTTGAAGTTGGCATACACGATAGAGTCAGCAGATATTTTTGAAGATTCAAAACTTCCGAGTGTCATATTCAAAACGCCAGCACTAAATAGATTTTCACGTCTGATTGACTCAACCAAGTGTCTGTCAATGATTTCAAACTCACTTAAAGCTAAATCGTATTGATGCAACTTGATATTCGCTTGCAACACTTCTAAACGACTTGTTTTCATCTTCAAGTTATACAATCTCATCAAGTCATTTTCCGCTCTTGTAAAATCCTTGCTTGTTACTTTCTGACCACGTTTCCTCAAACGATTAGCGCGCTCGACTAACTGCTTAGCTTTAAACTCAACATTCACCATATCAAGTTTATCCGCTCGTTGCTTAGCTTGTAATTTCGTTATTCCTTCGCTATCAGCATACTTTTGCCAGAAACTATCGATTTCTTTTTGAATGTTGTTAGCGTGTTGTTGATAGACACCGTGCAATTGATAAGCTACTCTCTTATCCGCTAGCTCTCTGGCTTTTTCTTCCGCTCGGTATCTATCCTCCCAATACTCATTAGTCAACATCGGCTATAACCTTCTTACTTTCGCTCATTTCAGCGTCTGAGTAAATTTTTTGTTTTTCTAGACGTGTTTCAAGGTCGCCCATAGCTTCTTCTTCTTTTTCCATTCTTTCGATTTCTTTTTGAGGATCATCAATGATAGATAGAACAGATAACTTGGTTTCCTCTGACACTTGCCCAGATAATTGACCAACAATCTGTGCTTCTTCCAGAATGTTTCTTGGTACATTTCTAGTAAACGTGTAGGATAATCCTGTCCATGCATCCTCGTAAACAGTCGTTAAAGGCACACTAAACACGATTTGATACAAGCGGTTGAATGCAGATTGCATCTTTCTGTCTTTCATTCGAGCAAGATTATCCATAGCCTGTAATTTGAAAGCTAAAGCCGTACCAGACGAGTTACCGAACTCAGACTCAGACATATTGGCTACCATTGAGATAGCGAAAATAGACTCTTTCAATAAACTAATTAAATTCTCTTGCGTTGTATCTGAACTTGGTTTCTCAAGGAAAGCAACTTCTGGCAAAGCACCGTCGCCATTCTTCCATAGATTGAAAATTCTATTCTCTCTAATCTGACTAGCGTCTTCTTCCTGTAGCTCTACTCCTAGAACTTTCAAATAAGCGTCCGCAAAATAATCTACATCATTCGCTTTCTCACTTGCTGCCTTATTCAAAGCATTAATCAATGTCTTGACGCTTTCAAAAATGCTTTGGCGTTCTTCGTTCTCAATCACTTCAACTACTGGAATGGAACTATAGATGTGCTGAGTACGCTCACCGAATTTTACTGATCCGCCAGTTGTAAATGTAGCATCAATCAATTCGTCGTTTGTGATAACCTGTCCGACTCCTGTTTGATTGTTTTCATTAAACGTATATCTCGCGGCAAATAATGGTCTTTCCTCAATACTGTTATCATGGACGATAAACATATTAATCGGACTATTGTATGTCGCTCTAGTTCGTTTATCTTCATCTTGATACACATAAATAAAAGCATGACCAAACACGCTTGACATTTTCGCAAGCTCGAACTCTGAGTCTTCCATGTCGTTGATTTTACGGAAACTTGAGACAAACTCGTTTACGTTCTCGTCCTCATGTTTGATTTTAACTGGTACACCAATTTGATAGCCTGTAAACGTATCGACAATGTACTTCGCATAATTAAACACCAATCGATTATCTGGTTTCCAGCTATCTTTTTTTGCCATTTTCAAAACTTCGTGCTGAGAGAGATACATATCCTCGCTTTCAACATAATTTTTAACTAACTTACTCATGTGTAGCCTAATCGCTTCAGTAACGATTTCTTCAGTCACTACATCGCTTGTTGTTGTTATGACTTTTCTTTTGTTAACAAAAACTTTTGCCAAATTTAAAATCCTCCTTTAAACATTTTGATTTTACTTCCAGTACCAGAATGCTGTGAGTAAATCGCATAACGAACCGCGTCTAGCACGTCATCATTCTCTTTTACTGGTTCGCCTGTCTTTTCATTCCAGATGTACTGGTAAATTTCATCCTTGAACTTGCTGACCTTGTTTGAAACAACAAAAAAACGCCCAGCTTTCATCAGCTTAGCAACTTCTTCAATACCAGATAAAACCGATTTGTTGGCGTTAAATGTTCTTAATCTCTCTCTTTGAAATCTAGCAACATGTTCAGGTCGTGCGCTATCTGCCCAGAAAGTAATATCGCCGTATCGTTCCTTGATATTCTTAGCAACATCAACCCAAAAATCTATCTCTTTGTACTGATGTGCATGTTCTTCTAGTAGATAAACTTCACCGTCTGGAGTTTCTCCTATAACGACGATAGAACCATAGTGTTCATAACCCCAGTCAACTCCCGCATATATCTTAGTGATATTTTCTGAAACGCTATCCACAAACATATATTCACTGAAATCACGATAAACAACACCCTCACCAGTTACCCACATACCTAGAATGTCTCTATCGTAAAACACGCCTTCTGGAGTAGCATTCTTGATATTATTGCGATACCTTTCGGACATGAACGTGTTATCATCCAGCTTGAAATGAAAGTCTATAATCATATCATCACCAGAGTTTATATAATCCCGTCTGAGCCAGTGTGTTGGAATGTCGGGGTTACTATCCCAAACAATCCGCGCTCCTTCTCCAGAACAACGTGAGATGATTTCTTTGAATACTTGTTCGTTTGCAAGAGATGCCTCGTTTATGTAAGCTCCAAATGCAGTGAACCCTCTAGCTCGTTTTAAGCCAGAGATTGAACCAGTGTATACTTGGATTACTTTAACTCCACAAAGAGTAAATGCTCCGTGTTTATCGTACTTCGGTTCTATGCTGAACATGTTGTGCAGCTCTTGGATGATGTTGTTTTGTATCGATGTAGAAGATGTTCCAGCCAATATATACATTGGTTCTTCAATGTTTAGCCTGTCAGCTGTTTCTCTCACTCGTGCAATCTCGTTCATGAAAACTATGTTATTTAGAACAGTTTTACCAGACCGCTTTGCGCCATGCAGGCCACAAATAAAGAAATCATCATTCAATACTCGTTTAAGGACTTGTTCTTGTTTAGGGGTGAACTTATTCGCCATCAAATGCACCTCTTAAAGCCTTAGCGAAATCTATCAGTTTGTCATCTTGTTCGCTATCTCCTTCAATTTGAGACTGGAGTTTCTCGATTTCAAGTTTTAATTTCTTATCTGCTAGCTCTAAATCGTTAAAGGACATATTGTTCATACCTTCTAGCGATGCAAGAAAAGCATTGGAATTAGCTTGCCTTATTCCTTCACTCTCTATACTCGCTTTAGCTTTGTTCTTGAGCCACTCATATTCATTGAACGCTTGCTCCCTAGACCATAGCGCCATATTTGAAAATTGTTTTAATAGTTCTCGATACCTAACCGAAACCTCACCATTTTTAAGCAATTCACTAGCTTTATTATCAACGACATTATCTTTCCATTTTTTAGCTGACGGATAAGCACTCCTATACGCTTGCCTTTGAGATTGTCCAGCGACTAGTTGTTGGACAAATATTTCTTGTTTTGTTGTTAACTTACTCACTCACTGAACCACCTCCTGTTGCTTTTTTCTTACACATAATAAATTGCACTTCTTTTTGTTTCTGAAAACTCGAATAGCATTTGCCCTGATTCGCTCGTATCGTACCCGTATGCTTTATCATAGCTAGAATGTTTGCTAGGACTTTGCAACTGATACCATGTCAACCCTGCAAACGATAATGATTTTTCATGGTGAAAGTGTCCAGTAATTAAATACCGTGATTTGCTTTCTCCCCATTCCTTTCCGAAATGCGATACCATGATTTCAACTAGCTTGTTTGCATTTTTAACCTTATCCCCGTGATGCATGAAAATGGAATGGTTTCCTAACCACGCATGCTTAAATTCATCTAGGGATGTATCAAACTCAATCTGTGGATATAAGCGTTCTAACCCGTTAATAAACATGTAATCAATAGATGGTGCATGATTACCCTTTAAGTACACGACTTTTACGTTTGGACTGTTTTCAAGCGCTAGTTCTAACAATGGTAATAAGAATCGATAACCTGCCTGAACGCCGTCTCGAAAATCCACTTCATCAATACGTGTACCTTTTTCAGTAGTGTTCAGAAAATTATCCACATGGAAGTAATCACCATGTAGTGTGAATAAGATTTCTTCGTACCGGTTAATAATCTTATCTGCAATCTCCCGTTTTAATCCTTCATAGTCTTTATCTGTGTTTAAACCGAAGTGCATATCTGCTAGTGGAATTAATAAATAATATTTTGGTAATTCTTCACACGATAGCTCGATTCTGCGCGGCTCAATATCTTCAAAAAATTGTTTTATTTCTTCTAGCGTGATTGCTGCTTGATTCTTAGGGACTACCACAATTTTCGATTGGTAATTATAATACGTTTCACCATTTGTCGGTGTTGTCCATTCATTCGATGTAGCTGATTTTAATGTGACTTCTTTAGGGTCGAATCCGTGTAACTCAATTAGTTCTTCATTCGTGAATACTTTCTTAATTTTCTGTCTTACTCGAATCTGTGAGCCAATCGAACCGTCATCGTTATAATTTTTCTGTTGGAAGTCTTCTTGCGTGTGATTTCTAGCAACGGTTTGTTCTTTTTGTGCCGTCACTATCTCCTTGTATCGCTGTGTGTGACGAACCTTTCCTCGTACAGAATCGATATTTGGATAACCTAACCTATTAGCAATCTGTATCCACGAATATCCTTCTTCTTTCAAATCTAGAATACGGTCTTGTTCCTCTTTCAACGTATCACTCCCTAATTAACTTTCAATCAACCACTCAATGTTCTTTCTAGCTTTCTTTAAGTCTTCGACTCCGTTTTTTTCAGCATATCTTAATAAGTATTCTACAGCGCTACACCATCTATGAGCTTCCATGCCTTTTTTATTTTTAACAAAGTTTTCAAGTACTTCTTTCACTTCTAACCCTTTTTCGCCTACATAGTGACTAGGCTTATTTACCGCTTCTTTTATTCGTGCATTTTCTTGTAAATTCATCTTATACCTCCACAAACAATTCTTTAATTTCATCGTCAAACAATTTTATAGAACGTAAGGCCCTCTCTTTTTTCTAAACAATAAAAAAGACGCCTTTAATTAGACGTCTTAGTATGAGCGCTAGGATCTTAGTGTGTGTATCATTAGGCCGTAGTAGTAAGCCTTGTATTTATATGGTTTCTCCTTTACGGATATTACTACATGAGGAGTCGAACCTCAACAACCATTACTAGAGTCATTTAACTAGGTTTTAGGTCGCTAGTTATGCGCCTTTATCTGACCTTATCAAACAACCCGTGAACGTAACGTTGCCCTACCAGCGGTGTAGTAAGCTGTACAGACTTTCTCGCCTCTAACCCGTTTAAGTTGGCGGTAGTTAACTAAACGCGTTAACTTTTGCTTTTTGTGTTCCGTGTGCCCTTTCCGGATAGGGAACCCACGACCGGGAAATATGTATAAAATTTAATTAAAACCTCCCGCGATAGGCGACGGGAGGAAAAAGATTGTTAGGAGTTCCAACCATGAATAACAGTTCGTTGGAATTTTCGCCATTTAATTGGCTTCACTCGTGTCGGGCTTGAACCGACGTTTCGCGCTGAGATACATAACAGTAGAAGATACAAACTTTTAAAGGAGCTGACATTATGATACAGGTTTTATAAATGAGCGCGCGTGTTACGTTACACTACCGAGCGTAAAAACGGGGCGTCAGGTTTCCCCGCCTTAGAAAAAGAGTGTAAAAAGAAATAGCTTTCCGCTAAACTTTCACAATACCAATATATCGTAAAAGCTAGTGGAAAACTACATCATTTTTTCTAATGTTTTATCTACTCTATCCTCTGTATCTACTCTATCTTTTGTATCTTGTTCTTTATCTTTATTTTTATTTATTTCTTTTTCTTTGTCTTTTTCTCTCTCTTCCTCTTTCTCTTTTCTATTCTTCTCTATCTCTTCTCTTCTCTGTGTTACCGTTTGTTTCATGAAACGTTTCTTGTAACTCGTTTTCTGTTTCATGTAACATTTCTTGTTTTTTTCGCTCTCAAAGTTTAAAGCGTATTCGCTAGTCCTAACTTGTTAGCGAAAATCTCTAAAGTTTTATATCTGATATTGTACGCTTGACTTGTTGACCAACCCACGCGTTTCGCCACGTCTTCCCACGTTTCAATTCCGCCATTTTTGAAATATTTCTCAACTACTAGCGTTTTAAATTGCGGGTTTATCATCTCAATCACGTCTAATGTGTACTCGATAGCGTCTTTTACGTTTTTTAAAAATACGAGTCGTTCGTCTGATAGTTGCTTAATTACCATGTTTTCTACCGTCTTAGCTCGTATGTTGCTCTTACCGCCTCCAACATTCTCATCAATCTCTTTCACTGTCAGTTCCGCTTTTCGCAACAGTATTTTTTTGTCGTACGTGTAATAATCTTTGAATAACTTCTCGAAATATGCTAGTTCCGCTTTGTCCATGTATTCCCTCTCTTATGATAAAACTTATAACTTTTCGGTGCCTTCAATCATTTGTAAAATTTCGTCTTCCGTTTCTTTAACGAATAAGCGCCCATATTCAAACTCTTTAGAATGTATCCGCGTGGATACATATCCGAGGTCGTTTACAATCGTTTCAATACAAGCGATATTATTAATGTTTATCGTGTATGTCCTTGTTTCTTGGGTTGCGTCGGTTAGTGTTATAAATTTCATTTTTCTTTACTCCTTTGTATCTACTCTAGTATCTATGTCTATTTCTTTATCTTTTTCTTTATATTTTTCTTTATCTTTTTCTTCTCTTCTCTTTCTCTTCTCTATGTAACAATGTGACACAATCCGTCACATTGTTACTTTTATCTGTCACATTGTGACAATTCTCAGTCACATCTTGGATTTTATTTGTTTTATTTGGATTATTTTGTTTCTCGTCTTCCGCTTGCTGTAAACAACGTAATTTACCTCGCGGGTCTTTTAAGTCCGTGTCCATGATTACGCCTTCCGTTAAATTCGTCATCCTTAGTAACCCCTGTTTATATATCTCTCTATGTCTTTATCGTTCGTGTAGCATTGGAAGCTTTTCATTCTTTGTCCGCTTTTCTCGAACTTTTTAATAACGTCTTCCACGGGTTCGAATACTGTTATATTCGTTTTTACGTAGCCCATTTTGCCCTCTTTATTCCACGTTACATCTCTATAACAAATGATTGTTTTTCGCCCGCCCGTTTCGCCTTGTATACGGTCAATATTTGTCGCGTCTATCTTTACGTGTCGTGCTCCAGCGCTGTCCACTTGTAATGTTAAGGTCATACCGTCGCCCTCCTAGTCAATGTATAGCTTTTTAATTCTGTCGCCGAATTTTTGAATAGCGTCAAAACATGCTCGATAATCATTAAAATAACCGAACGTTACAAAAGTTTGTAACGTGGACATATACGACGGCTTTAACTCATTATTTTCGCTAAAGGTTATATAAAATTTAGGCTCGTTATAGTCTTTCCAATTAGGCGCCCACCCGTTATTTTGTTCATTTTTGAATTGGTTAAACTCATATAATAGCGCTCGTCTGTCGCGATCTTTTTCCGCGTCTTCGATTGTCTTAAATACATTCCCTTGTTTAATACCGCTTTCCTTTGTTGTAACATTAATGGTCAGTGCCATTTCGTGAATACTCCCGTCCCAATTTAAATAATAACGTCTGTTCGTATTAATAAATTTCAATATTTTTAACTTTTCTCTCTTGTGCTCTAGTTGTTTTTTTAGTTCCGTAATTTCACTCTCTAATTCTTTTTGCGTTGGTTCGTTATTCATTTCTTTTCATTCTCCTTTTGTAGCTTGTATAGTTTTTCTAGTACCTTTTTACAATACTCATTAGTTCGTGCGTTTTTTAAAAGCGGGTGCCTTGCGTCCATTTTTCTAAATAGCTCTATCGAGCGTGTAAGGTCTTCTATTTCCGTTTCAATATCTACCGCCTTAGCGTGAATATTAGTTTTTAAATAAAGCGAGAAATGTTTATTACACACGTAACACTCTTTGTAAGTACATTCGTTTTTTAGGTCGTCCATGGTTAAAAAACTCTCAATGTCTAACCACTCTTTACAGTAGGGGCATATAACATTACTCATAATTTCCATACGATTACCCCTTTACTTTATATTCGAGATCCTTGCGATAATTCATATACATTTGAACCTCACGGCGTCCTAGATTAATCATTGTTTTTAGTGTGTTAACAATCAACCTAAACCACACGTCGTCCGCTTGTCCGTTTAAAATCTTGTCAAAAGTATAGCTAGATACCATTAACAACTCGCGGGCTTTACGTTCGCCAAACTCGTCAATAATTGCTTTCAACGCGTCCGCTACAACCGCAGGGCTCTTTAAATATTCAACGTCCGGTTTTTTTTGTTCCTCTCCCTCGAGTCTAACTACCGAACATTTAAACTTTAGCTTGTCCGCTACCTCCCTCGCGTATTTCTCACTTGCGAATTGCGTCGCGTTAAAGTCGAATTTGTTTAATTTGATTAATACGCGCGGGTGCTGTCTATCTAAATAGCCTTGTTCCGCTGTAAAATCATGCGTGCCCGCGTAATATAAATTTCCAATCTTGATTAAATAGTTACTCATTTTCTAATATCCACTCCCGAATTACTTTTAATGTTGTTCCGTTAACACGCTTACCGTTTTTAAAATTGCTTAATGTCATCTCGCTTGTGCCGATATTTCTAGCAAGCTCATGTAACGTATACCTATCGTTTTTTTCGCGTATCTTGTTAAATCTCGGTATAAGTTTAAAATGCTCCGCCTGGTCGTATGTTCCATTCCGCCCCCGTGCCGTTCTTACCGTCGCGTTCTTTTTCTGTTTCTTGTCATTGTAACCTGAACATACCAGCCGTTTTTTACGCTTATTAAATAAACGCTTATCGTTTCCGTATTGAATCACGTAATTAAACTCTAGTTCTTTAATTACCGGATAAGCTACCCCGTCTATAAATATTTCCGTCTTTTCTCGTACCAATGTTTCACCTCTTTTTCTTTAATTCCACATTTACACATTTTTTAATTAAAATGGCAAATCAGAATCCAAAACATCGATAACATCCCCGCTACCCGTAAAAGGGTCGTTTTTTGCAAAATTTCCGCTTGAATTTTGATTTTTATTAACTCCTAGGGTATTTGTACCCTCGTTGTTCAAAACGCCGTTATCGTCCTTTTTTGCGCTTTCTAGGAAACTGAATTTTTCCGCTAATACCTCGGTAACATAAACGCGTTGTCCTTGTTGGTTATCGTAGTTTCGTGTCTGAATACGTCCCTCAACCCCGATTAACGAACCTTTCTTAGTGTAATTCGCTAGGTTTTCCGCCGGTTTACGCCACATTACACAATTAATAAAATCTGTTTCTTTTTCCCCGTTTTGATTTTTAAAATCACGGTCAGTCGCTAGCGTAAACGACGCGTAAGCCGTCCCGTTGCTCGTATAGCGTAAATCTACCGCTCGCGTAAGTCTTCCAACTACTACAACATTATTGATCATTACTAAATACCCCTTTTCTTGTTAGCTCTACTTTCTTGTAATCGTCACTAGTCAACGCTTTTAATTTATTAATACGTTTCATAGCCTCATAAATTTCCGCCTCTAGCGGTTTAATATATTCGTGTAATTCATGTTTGTTACTCGCTAGGAAATAGCCTTTATGTTTTCCGGTACGTGTAGCGACGATTGGAACGCCCTTTCTACACATATCACTAACTACCTTCGTAACGCGTCGTCTATCAATTTTAAATTTGTGTGCTAACAACTTACTTGTTACCGCGTTTTCTACTCCGTAATTCAAGTGTTCTAAAAAAATCTGTTCTAATACTGTTAAATCGCCCAAACTGTAACCTCCGTTCTAGCGCTGTCGCTATATTTCTTTCTTGCTGTTAGTTCGATTATCTGTTTATCGTCTACAAACAATAGGCCGTTTAACCCGTCTAATACGGCTTTAACATAATTGTCTATGTCCGGTTTAACTACCGGTAGCAATTCCCCTCTTAACGCTTGCTCTTTCTTCTTCTTTGTCCAACTAGCCGGAATTGTCTTGTAAATTGTAATGTCGATTTTTAAAGCCGTTGTAATGCACGGGATATTATTTTCACGCGCAACGCTTTTAATTAACCGCTCGTATTCTTTCGTCTTAGCTGGTGTGTATACGTGCCCGTATTGTGTAAACCGGGGGCGGGCTTTCGCCACACATTCCCCGTGAATTGTAAAGTTGTATCTATCTTGCATTATTAACCCCTTTGATTAACTCCCGTTTTGCTTTTAAATATTTCTCTTTGTCCGTTGTTTTTAGTCCGGAAATTTGTTTGACTAGTTCCGCGTATCGTTTTGGATTGTTTTTATAAAAGTCCTTTTCTTTTTCTAACTCGCTCACTTTTCACACTCCCTTTATTCCATAGCCCAATCTGGAACTATTTCAACGTACCCTTTAGGCTTGTAATACGGTTTATGTTGCTCTTTTGGTTGGTTAGCTTGTTCTAGCGTTGTAATTCCGTATTTTTTCCACTTGTTCCATATACCTCTCATATATGCGAATGGTTTATCTTTGCCGATTGAACTTTTAAAACTTTCTAACATCATTTCTTTACCGTATATATCTAGCTTTTCTTGTAATTCAAGTTCTACTATTGAGTTAGATACCCCGAAATTCGCTTGATATATTTCTATCAATTCTTGAATGTCAGATTGTCCACTACTACTAGTTATATTTTTATTTATTTTATTTTTATTTATTTTATTTTTACTTTCTTGTTGTTTACTTTCCTGTTCTTTACTATTCTTTACTTTACTTTCCTTTACTTTACTTTGTGTACTTTTGCTGTCATTTACTACTGTTGAGCGGGGTTTCTGTATACATAAACCATCTTTATCTGTACTTTCTGTTCGCGGTAACTCGTTTGAACTGTCATTTAATAGGCTGTAAGTAGCGTATAATGTCGTTTTCACTCGACGCTCACACGCTTTTAAATATCGTTCTTGTATTCCGATAGACGTTAGAATATTATTTTTTTCTTTCTGTTCCTCGCTTAAAAAATCAACCTCGATTAATTTCTCGATTACGTTTTTAACGTAGCTATCCTCTAACTTTAATTCGTCCGCTATGATGAAAATTAAATCGTCGTCATAGGTCGCGAAATATCCATTATCACGGTAAATAGTAGTAAGTACACTCATTACCACGGCTACCGCTTGCGCCCCGTAGGCTCGTATAATCTTTTTAATTTTGAGGTCTGATAAAAAATTAACGTCTACTGGGAAATAGTCGAGCCCGTCTTTGCGTGGTCGTGCCATTTCCTACCGTCCTTTCTAGTCTAATACTCCTTTTTTGTATATATATTGTTCTTCCGTTATTTCCTTACCAATTCCGAACTCTTTTACTTGTTTCGGTGTTAGCTTGATTGGAATTATTTTGTATTTCTCACAAAACGCCTCTAGACCGATTGTGTGTTGTTCTATGTGATAATCACGCCTTAAACACATAAAACGGTGTTTCGAGTGGTCTATCTTGTTACGGTTGCGCCCCATACCTACCGCCTCAAAGTGTGCCACGTCGCCCCGTTCGCCACTTATAAAGCATTTCCGGTATTTCAGATATAGAAACAACATTCGAGTATGTTCGCTATCTACAAAATATTTCTGATGTCTGAACGGTACCTCATTTTTGAAACACCATTCCAAAATGAACTCGATAAACTCCCCGGCGTCGTATTGACTTATTGCATTAAATGCAAGGCTAAAATTTTCTAGGTCGGTCCGTTTCTCGGTTATAAATTCACCTTTTAGAAAATCTTTGACGATTTCCGGCGGGTAGCCCGTGTACTCGGAAACGTCTTTAAACAAGCCGTATATATAGCCCCGTTGGTCTTTTGTAATTCCGCGGGGGTCTAATATGGTTATATTTGCTTGATATAGGCCCGTGGTTTCGTTTTTGAGGTATGAGGGTAGTTTTATATCAATGTCCGCCTCAAACGTTAAAACGCCCGCTTTTTTGCTTTTTAGTGTCGCGTTAAAGTCCATTGACTACTCAACACTTTCGATTTTAATTTTGTAGTCTGATAGAAATTGTTTTAATAACTCTTTCTCGTTATCGTTTAACCATAATTTAAGAGTCCATAATTCTTTGTGGTCGTCTTCGTTTGTCGTCCATGTTCCGGCGTCCATTGTAGGCTCTAATTGCGGTACAATTTCATCAATGATAGTTTCGCGGGCCGCTTTGTCTTTTTCCGCTTGTTCTTCTTGTTGTTTGCGTCGTTCTTCTTCCGCTTTCTCGCGTTCTTTCTGTTGTTCTTCCGCCTTGTCAACGGCTTTCAGTACGTCGTTTAATTCTTGATTACCTAAAAGCGGGATAAACGCCTCGTAAGGCTGTCCGGCTTTCTTACAGTATTTAATTAGCGTTTGTCGTTCTTCTTCCTCTTTTGCGTATTCCGCCTCAATTCGCATTACCTCGTTTTCCACGGCGTCGTAAATGCTCTTTTTCGTTTGTTTACGTGCAAAAGCTTTTTGGTCTAGCATTTCATAGGTTACGTCAATACTTGCGTGTCTTCCGTATTCAAAAAGGGCCTCTTTTATCCACTCAACGTATACGTCCTTAATTTTCGCGTCGATATTCGTCTCGGCTTTCGTGAATACTCGTTTAAAATCTAAACGAGCTTTTGTTACCGGCTCAATCTGTTTCATGAAAGTTTCAAACGATTTCTCGATAGCCTCTTTCATTTCTTTAAATTCTTTCTTTGTAGCCTTAGCCCCGTTTACGCTGTTTTCGTCCGTTGTTACGATTAATACCTCGTCGATATTTTCCGCGTATGCTTGCAAGGTGTCTAAAATTAATTGATAGTTCGTTACCTCGTATTCGCCCGTCAAGTTTTGAGTGATTTCAAAATTATTCGTAATCTTTGCTAATTCTGTTACCATGTTTTCGTTTTTCCTCCTTCATTTTGCGCTTGTCCTTTTTTGTTTAAGTAAATAGCCTTTAACTCTCCTACTAGGACGTTTGGTTTAAGGTCAAACAAGTTTCCGACGCTATGTTTGTTACATACAAACTCGATTAATTTCGCACGGTCAACGCCTAGCACCTCAATGTTTCGTACATACTTTTCTACTAGCTCATGTAATTCTTGTTCCGTAAACCCTTGTTCTTGTTGTTGTTGTTGTTGCTTTTGTGCTTGTTGTTTTTGCCCTTGTTGTTTCTTAGGTGCGTTTTCTTGCTGTTGTTTATGTTCGTCCGTGTCCGCGTCCTTGTTATCGTCGATAGCATACAAGCCGTTTAAAGCGTATTTACGGGCGTATGATGAGGTCGCCCCCGTAATCTGGCTTTCGTCCATTCCTTTCTTGTTTTCCGGCTCTCTAGCAAACGCGCTTACCTTTAATTCGTCCGTCCCGTCTGATACCGTCGCGGTAGCTACTACATAGATACGGCCACCTACCTCCTTAATCTCGTCGGTGATTGTTAGTAGTAAGCCTTGTTCCGCGTTTAAAGGCTTAACCGCCTCTAAAATATCCTCGGCGCTTCTATAACTGTATTTTCCGAAACTGTTGTACTGCCCTTTAGGCGCTTTTAGTTTCGTTTGAATTGCTAATAATTTTTCATGTAATTTCATGTCCTATCATTCCCCCGCCGTGTGTTTCGTGTATAAGTGGTGTAAAAATTCCTCGCTGTCTTCAACTTTTACAAATTCGCCATCAACGTCGAAATACTCGTCCCCGGCGTAAATGTCGTGTCCTTTCCAATCTTCCCCGAAACTTTTTTCTTCTTCCGGCTCTAAATATTGGTTGTGTAGTTTCGTTTCGTATTCATTCATGGTATAATCTCCTTAGGTATTAATTACTTAGTCAACGTGCCCGCGTTGGCTTTTTTGTTCCATGTATCTTGAAAGTCAGGTTCCACGTATTGCCCACTTCTAATTAGATTCACTTTTGATTCGTGTTGTTCAACCGCCTTTCCTACAAACAACAGCACCATCAATGCCATCACTAGAAATGCACTAACACATCCGAATGTAATTCCGAGCCATTTGATATACCAAGCTAAAAACTTCTTGAATGGCACTGTGTTCTTTAATCTTCGTTCTGTTCTCATCGTCTTCTCCTCCCGTCCCATACTCTCTGAATTTCATCAATCATGCTCGCTTGATATTTGTATGGGCGTGTATCTGTTCTTCTTGCTGCAACCACTACTGGATGGTTTCTAATTTCACTTTTGTGCCACGAACTGGAACTCGTTCCAATTGCTTCACACAATTCTTCAGTCGTTATCCACCTTTGATTGTTTCTTGAGTCAATAAACGGTTTTATTAATCCAACAAATTTCTCTGGGTTTCTTTTTACGACTTCGAAGAATATTAGTTCGTAATAATCAATTGTTGCTTGTTCCATAAGTTCCTCCTTTCTGATTTAAATATGTGTCGTATAGGACACTTAATCTTTAAAAAAAATATCCATAATTTCAGAATCTGATAAATTTAGGATGTTTTTACAGGCTACGATTTCTTCTCTTCGAAAAGAAACCGCTCCGTTCATTCTGCTGTGATACACTGTTTTAGTGAATGTTCCATTGATATTTTCGTCCATTTTATCAATAAAATCTTCTACCTTTAATCCCCTTTCTACAATTTTTGCTTTCAATAAATTATAGTTCATTTACATCACCTCATTTCTTGTTGTGTCGTTTAGGACACATTCATAGTATCATAAACAAATAGTCGTGTCAACACATAAATGTGTCTTTTTTGAAACTTTTTTTATTTTTTAAGTGAATTTAGTTGTTTCTAGGACACTTTAATGGTATTCTTTCATTATGAAAGGGGCGGTTAAAATGCTTAATTTAAAGGCTCAAAGAGAATCATTGAAGTTAACTTTAGAAGATGTCGGCAATTACGTAGGCGTTGGCAAAAGTACTGTTCGTAAATGGGAAAATGGCATGATAAATAATATGGGCAGAGATAAAATTTTAAAGTATGCGAAGATTTTACAAATCAGTCCATTAGCTTTAATTGGTGAAGTTGAGACTGAAGCTCCAGATTGGGCAACTAAAGAAGACGCTATTGACATCGAAAAAGCACTAAAATTAAATACTACTGCTATATCTTACGATGGCATTGAATTAACTGAAGATGAAAAAGAAAAAGTAGACGCAATTATTAGAAGCGTTTTGTGGGATAAATTAAAAGAAAAAAAGGAAGGGTAATTATTGGATATTAAAACTTTAGTAGAAAATCATCACACAGCTAATCCATTTGTGATTGCTGATAACTTAAATATTAGTTATTTGTATGTTGATTTTCCAACTAGATTAAAAGGGAGAATTATCGTTACAAACGATGGAGAGCCTATTATTTTATTGAACAACTCATTGAAAAATTCAAATGAGAAATATTTAGTAATGGCTCATGAATTAAAACATGCTATAGATCATGCAGATTTAATTGGCTACTACTCTCTTTGCTATGGGGGTAAAGGTAAATTAGAGCTAGAAGCTAATAAATTTGCAACTGAATTAATGCTACTGCTCTATCAAGAACAGTACCAAGAAATTCCAGAAACATTTGATAAGTTAATTTTGACTTATGGAGTCAAGGAAGAAATGAGAGAATATTATTAAATTTTGTGTGAAGACAAATGAAGTTATTCTATATATAGAAAACAAAAATGAG